TTATTGTTAATGGGATAGTGTTTAAATGTGATACAACGGCATTTATACGTTCGCCACAATCACAAGACGTTGCCGATACATGGGTGGCAACAAATATCACCTTTTACAACTGCTCCTTCATAGCCAACAAGTTTGTCAATGGTCCGGCACTTGTCTTATGTGCAATGATTGGTGGAGGTGCAGCCACGTTACCATTATCAGCTAACAAAGCACAAGTTTCAACCGTTATTGTAGTTCCGAAAGTTGAATGAATATTAAATACACCACCTGCATAAACACCTCCACCGGTTGGATCGTAAGCAATACCGCCTACTCCTACATTTGTAGCACCACTTTTAGTATCATCAGCAGCACCAAACAAACCAATGTTACGGCTTCCTTTACGTGCATAAGCTATCACCCCTACATTAGTGCCTGTTGTTGTTGGGTTAACCCCTCCAATTACTCCGAGATTACCGTTGTAATTACCGTCAAAGAAATTATTAGCAGCCGTTCCTACATTGGCGTTTAAAAAATTTAAAGAGCATGTTTGTTGTGCCCCTGTATAGCCTGCGTTATAATTGATTGACATTGCTCTTTTTGCTCCACCTGCTGCACTCCCTGCACCAGTAATAGTAAACAGCACTCCATCAATAGCCGATGCAGCCGTACTCATTGTATGTACTAAGTTTAATCTTGTTGTTGATGTTGGCGAGGCAGTACCAATCCCAACATTGTCATTCGTAGCACTAACAACAAACACACTTGTATCAACTACTAATGTGTTACCTGTACCTCCGTTAATTGTAACCGTTGAACTAAATGTATTTGCAGCACTAAAGGTCTGAGCCATTCCTAAAGCCGCCAATGTATCGGTTGAAGTTGTTAATGGTAGGTTTAACACCCTATTTGCGGCAATAGCTGCGGCTGTTATTGTATAGCTGAAAGTATTTGCAGGATTACGTACCGTTAAACCACTTGAAGAAACTAACATAGCATTAAGCCCTGAATGAGTATTAGCCCCTGTAAATGTTTGAGCTAATCCTAATACAGCTAAGGTATCAGTTGCATCAGGAATCGTAATTATACGACCTCCCGTTGCGTTGCCTGTGAACCTGTGGTAATCGGTTGCATAAGTGCCTGTACCAAATAAATATAAATCCCTGAATGGATTAGCAGCACTCCCTAAATCAACACCCGTTTGTGCGAGTAGCGAAGTATTGATACTTACAGACACTAAATTACTTAAAGCGGTATTTGCCCCACCACCGCCACCTGCAATCCATGAAGGGGCTGCACCTGTGGTAGCTGAAAGCACATCACCTGTTATGCCGTTAGCGAGCCTTGTTAAAACACCGCCAGCACTTCGGTAATACATATCGTAAGAGGCATCACTACCTAATGTAAGGGTAACACCTCCTAATACGTTGGTTGATGACGTTAATGTTTTGTTGGTTAATGTTTGGCCATGATCTTTAAAAACAAATTCATCTGTTGCGCTAAGTACAGGAATATTGATACGCCTGTCTGCACTTGTTAAGGCACTAAAGCCAATTGAGTAATTGTGATTACCTGTACTTCTGAATCCTGATGAAGTGCCATCTGAATAGATGTATTTATTGGAAATTGTCTGGGCTAATGTTTGGCAAACTATAATATGTGGATCGTCAACAAGATCAGGAATATTAAGAGTTCCGAAGCCTGTTCCTGATTGCGATTCAACACCTAAACTAACCGTAACAGCAGCCCCATCATCTATCTGATAAGTATTACTCCCGCCTGTTAAATGTATTGAGTTGGTTGTAACAAATCCGTTATCTGTTACATCTTGTAAATCACCAACGGTTAAACTACGAGCAATCGCAATTATATCCGTAATAGCATCGGCTGCATCGGCTGCTGTAAATGTGGTGAAGTCGGCATAATTAACGGATAGGAATGATCTATCCCTATCCGTTTCATACTGATGCCAAAACATATTAACGTCATCACCAACAGCCTCCATCGTAAGGTAGGGAATCTTAATAACCCACTCCAGCGCTGAATCTGTTTCCGTAACCTTTAAGCTATCGGATAAATAAGTGACTACGGTATATGATGCCATTCATTATTGAGCCTCAACCATACATCTGTCAAAGATACCTGTTGGCTTATTATATGGGCATGGCGAAGATGAATTACTCCACTTTATTTGAGCCTCCCATGTAACAATGCTTTTCAAATCATCCTGAATTGGATTCTTTGGGCTAACCGTTACAGGTGCGCCTGATAGGTGCAAGTAATTTTCGGTTACATATCCGAAGTTCCAATCCTGTGAATCGCGCATTGCGTTATAGAAATCGCAGTTGTCGTAATAGTTCGGGTCTTTAATGTTGGCAATGTGAGTTGTGCCTCCATTGGTGGTTTCTAAATCACCAAATCCCGGTAACTCGGTAATCGTTCCACCGTCATAGCTGCCCGATATACCCCATAACAATTGAATGTTACCGGATGCTAACCCTGCAATCCACTCCGCAGGATTCTCTGGCGATACGAATGAGAATGATGTTCTGTAAAAGAATCCATGACGAATACGACCGTTTTCATATTCAGGGCATGGTGAGCAAGTGTGTTGAGGTACTGTTGAAGTACCTCCGCAGTTGCCTGATGGGTAATACAATACTGATGGCATGACTTTGTTTTTGTTTTAAGTTTAATTTTTTATGTTAACACTCTGCACATATACCTGTACAGGTCGAATTATAATAAGTTTTAATGGTGTAATCAATTGAGAAATAAATATGTTCTGGCTTAATAGGATAATTCAAATCTTTAATCTTAAACTCGTTATTAAATACTGCAAACGCCTCGTTATTTACAGCACCTACGGCAATCTGTGGAGGTTGATTTAACCCATCCTGAGTGAATGAACTACGTTGAGGTGCGTAAACTACACCGGATAATACCTGAAAGAACATTTGCTCCTGCGTTAATTTGGTGCTATCTTTCTTAGCCCACACGATCATACGCATAACAGCCGTTTCAATAAAGTTAGTGTTACCATCGCCAAACGGCTTATCTTCATCTAAGGCATAGTCAGCACCTAAACAACGGTGATAAATAATGGTGTTATAGGCATCATTAAAAGCCTCAAATTCACCATCCCCTGCATCATCGGTTATTATCGGAAACGCATCTTCCTCCCTCCATGATGTTTGTGATATACCAATATACTTAGCCTTAAACCGCTTATCTGATAAAGTGGTGTCAGCTAACGATGTATTGATAAATTCAACTATCTCTTTTATGAATGGCATTACCCGAATAATTTTTTTAAGTACGCACTAATTACTTTATCCATGTCTTTTGTTTCAGAATCAGTCAACCCGTAAATGTTACCGAACCGTTCCTCGTTCCAGATAGCTTTATCATAATCAATAGAGTTCTTAAACCCTAACCCAATATTGCCAGCTACATCAATAACACCAAAATCGGTTTCCATTTGTTTTGTTAAGGATAGAATTACTTTAGTGCTGCTTGTTCTGTTATATTTAGAACTCTCACGAACACGCATATAGGACGGCTTATAAGTACCTATTGGCAAACCTTTAGCGTTTAACCCTGATTCGTGAATGCGTTTGTGGACCGTCCCATCCAATGATATAGCGATCTCGCGTAACATCTTATCCGAATACTCGCCTCCATCACTAAGCCCGTTAATCTTCTTAGCGATTCGGGCAGTAACTTGTAGCACGTTAGTAGTCATCGTTTACCTCCACGTGGGCGTGATTTGCCTCCGCAATTGCATTTATTTCTCATAGTCTACTCTCCCTTATTTGAATTGAATCACCACACTCCAAACATTCATCGGTCAGGCTTAAATCAATGCCGTCAACAGCCTGTGTTAACGCTCCGTCATGTACAATACTATCCTGTGTGCCTCCCATGTACATCACTTCGTACTGCGCCCTTAATTCTTTTGCTTTTGCTATATTGATAGTTGTATATTGATTAAGCCTATCACTATTAATCTGCTCATTCATTAACTCGATGCCGCATAAGTACCAAAAAGGTACTGCAAATAAATCGGTATTCATACATACCAAACCCTCCCACGAACAACCAACGGTTATCATTGCAGATAAACCATAAATATTTGTTCCGGTTGTTAGTGCTGCATAGTTTATGGTAGCCGCTACCGTTGCCGTTGCTCCACGTATTACCGCACTACCGCCTGAATAATTGTAGTCAATATTATAAGGTAATGTATGTGTTGGTGAATCATTAGTGCCACCAGCAAAGCACACAAATATTCTTTTTGGAAAATCCCTCGTGAGGGTATTAAATTTCTTTTTGTAATTGATAATATTCCATCCTGCAACCACATCCTTAGTAAAGGAATCTAACTCTAAGCCTGAATCTAAATCATACACTTTAAATTGCAATCCCGCCTGTGGTGCGTTGTTGTGATAATAGTTAAGCCTCTCAATGCTTATCACTTGCATATTGCTTGCAACAGCGTAATCATTACCATCATTTAACTCAATCACAAAACCTCTATATTGGGTCGCTGTATTGGTTGTCGATGTAAGGTCAATATTACTACCTAATGTTAATGCCTGTGTTGCTGTACGTAGTTTATAACGCTTATTCATCAGTTGGCGCACGTCTAACGCAAATCTTTTTGTTGCCCTCAATGTTACGTTATCCCAAACACCCTTCCAATGCCTTTGCTCGTCATTAGCCAGCATAACAATCTTTTTAAAAGATATGCCCGGCAATGCGTTGATTGATAGGTATTGGTTGGATACAGGGAGGAGCGTAGTGTCCTCCCCACACCAATCAACAATAATAAGATTACGTAAGCAATCCATCCTTTTTGAGCTATTAAGCGTTTTGGATAGTGTAACGTAATGAACCGTTTGAACCTACAATCGGATCAGCACCATCGAACATATCAGATGGCAATGTAAATAAATCAAAATGCTTTGAAATATTCAGCACCCATCCTGAGTTGTAGGTCTGTGTACCGCCAGCATAACCATTAGTCAAGGTGGTAGGACAATCAATGTACTTTAACATGAAGTCAAACTCCATATTTGCGTACCCTCTGTTTGTCCAGCATGACATGCGTGGGTCTGATAGAACTCCTTTCTCAACCGCTCCGAACTTACCTGCAAATGAGCCTACATTGTACATGTTCTCAATTAAGTGAACTGCACCCGGAGAGAATACACCTACTTGGTTATCACCCCATGTTGATGCAGTCTTTTGTGAGTAGTAAAATTCGTAAGGTGCGATAATGTTAGCGTTGTTTAATCCTGCTTGGTTGGTGTTGATACCACCTTTAGCTACCTGCATATCCCAAAGCATGAAGTTACCATTACCAACTATCTTAGGAGTACCGCAGAACTCAGCCTGACGAGCATCGCCCAACATACGAGTGATTCCTGTCTGTAAATTGTTTACAGATGAATCAAGCGCGATGTTAATCGGTTGTGATGCTGTTGTACCTGCACGTGGGTTACGTCCAAATGCTAATGCCTGTGATGTTGTTAAGATGGTTTCCATCTTAGCATACAATGGATTGATAGTGTGCAATATTCCCTGTAACACTTCTTCCATCAACGGGGTAGCAATACCGCCTACCATAACGGTACGGCTTGCATCTTCGCAATACTGGCGAATGGTGTCCTCATCAAAGTGAGTGTTAATCTGTACATACTTCGACATGGTTGCCGTAGTTTCTTTGTACGCCTGTACGCTGTCGATATCACAATCAGCAGTCGTGCTAACAACTGTTTCGGTGATACGTGGGCGATACTTTAAGTTAACGGTTCTACGGTGTCCTGCACCATAACCATCTTTTGTTATTACGTTTGGTCTGTCAGGTTGGTTTACCAACATCTGTAAGAATCCTTGTTCGGTGATCTTTGTGCCACCATAATTTGTACCTGCTACGCTCGATAAGTGTCGGAGTATTGCAGGGCAGAAGCCTAATGCCATGATTTATAAATTTATTTAATTGTGAATTTTAATAAAAAGAAAGTAACGCTATACAGCCAACTTTATCGAGTCAATGACTCCAGAGAAAAGGGTAATAAGAAAAGGTACTAAACTATTTTTTACGAGTTTTTCATAAACTCCTCTAATCGTAATTTTGCAGCATCGGCAGCAGCTGGATTAACTATTGCGCTGTTACCGTTATTATTTGATGGCTGCATTTGATTACCACCACCATTATTATTATTGTTATTTCCGCCCGATACTTTGAGCAATTTCTTTTCGTTTAATAGTCGCTTAGTGAAGTCGTTAAACTCTACCGGTGCATGGTTTTCATTATAAGGCAACGAATCGTCATCAGCGTTAACCAATCTAAAGTTTTTACCTTCTAATTTTACTGATGCTTTCTTTTCGTTCAACGCTGATTGCAGCAATGCCTTTGCGGTTAAGATATTAACCTCCTTATCCATGCCATTACCGTAGTCGAAAGATGCTAAATGATTTTCAAGTAAAAGGTCTTTTAGTTGTGAATCATAACCACTCTTGGCCTCCGCAACCATCTTAGCGGATGCGGCCTTTTCAGATACTATTGCAGCGTTCAGTTTAGCAATCTCATCAGCTAATGCTTTCTTATCGCCACCGGTTGCAGATGCTTTCTTTGCTTCGGCTAACTGAATTTGTTTTGACAGTAAAGAAATTTTGTTGTAACTGTTTTTCTCCGAGTCAATCAATGAGCGTGATTCATCATCGAATCCAAACTCCTCAATCAGACCTTTTATTTTTGCATCAACACTATCCAATGCGTTAGCGGTGAAATGCTTTTTAATGTCAATATTTGTCTTTGCCTGTTCAACGGTAAGCAATGATGATTTAATCCTACTCGTGATAGTGTCAGGCAATACCACCTTAGTAAGTTCAGGGTTAATTAATATTTCTTTCAATGCTGCATCATCAGCCGGAATACCTGCTAAGATAGCTTGTGAATTAATAAATTCTCCTATGTTCATGCTTTTATTGTTTTCGCTCCTGTTTGAGCCTGTGTTACTTTTTCAACCAGCGCTTTCATTTCTGAAAGTTGCTGCTTCAACAATTTTATTTCCTCATTCTCCGCCTCTTTACGCATTACCGCCATCTTTTCAATCGCTTTCTTTTGCTCTTGCTCAATAGCTTCTTTCTTTAGAGGGTCAATGTAACGTATGTATTTCTCATCCTCTGAACCAGAGAATATTTCACGCATAGTACGCTCTGCCGTAGCAGGGATTTCGGTAAGCAATATATTGCCCTTGTACACATGTATCATCCGTTGCATGTTTGCAAATATACAATTATTTTAATTAAACAAATTATTTTTCATATTTTTTTCTTAACCCATCAGGAACTAACGCACTACTTACCGGCTTCAATAGATGGCCACACCCCCATCCACCCCTATTTATTTGTAGGTTAGTGGTGTTAGTTCCTTCAATCATTCCATAGGGTAAATCAGTCTTATCACTAATAGCTATCTGTTTGCCGTTAATATTACCATCAATCAATTCATCAAACTGTGAACGGTGAATAAATGGCATTCCGCTATCTTTTGCGTGTATCAACTCCTTACAAAAGTCGCGTGATGTTTTCTTTAAGCTACCAACATATTGATACCACTCTAACCCTAAATCATCAGTAGCCAACTGATCATACATTGCAGAGTATTGGGTTAATGAATCAATTGTGTACACCTTTGCATATCGTGTCAACGCTCCCGGACTTGCTTCGGTATCGGTTAAATAGATACGCATCTGATTAACTAAATCACTAAACTTTGCACCGCTTGTAATGTTACGTGTAAGTATTGACCTAACCTCACTACTTATGTTTGCTGACAATGCTTGCTTTCCTAACTGCTCCGCTACAATATCAACGGACTGCTTCTTTACCTCTTTAAATAGTTGGCTTTGCGTGAAGGTGGATGATACATTGGCGAAGTATTTATTTTGCACCTCCTCAATCTTATTAAAGGTTTCCATAAAGTCAAACAATGACTTTTGATAAGCCTTTGTAAACACTACTTTGTCAATCTCCTGTTTTATCCGGCTAATTAGTTTAAGGTTCTTAACAGACGTACGGATTGATCCATCACTTCTTACATCTAAGTCCTTTGCAATATTAATTACTTTAGTAAACGCCTCTTTTTGAATCTGCGGCAACCCATCAATAAATGATTTATCCGCATCATCAATAACGGTTAGTAAATCCTCAATTACCTTGTTGTTAGCCATTACTTTCTAAATACGCTCCAAATATTCCACCCATCGGTATAATTACCCATTGCTGCCGTTTCACCAATATCAATAAGGGTAAGATTAAGTTTAGCACCTATCTCTTTTACCTTTTCAATCGTCATGTAATGAAAGCCATGACCAGCCCACGAACCTACCTTTGGATTCTCTGATATAATTAAGCCACCTGACTTACATAGTTTCACTTTATTTTGCCAGCACACATCTAACTTAGTAACATGCTCCGATGTACCGAAGTCTGTAACCATATCATACTGCTGTAAGGTGTCAGGCAATAGTACCGACAAATCATAATCCATTGCATCGTTCCACCTATTAAGATCAATGCAATCATACTTCTTAACCCCAACAGCCTTATAAAATATATCGGCAAACTGACCATAGTTGGAGTTTCCGTATAGCTGTTGCGCCCCTAATTCACATACTGAACCAACAGGTAAATAAGGCGTTATTAAATCAATGCTAAACTGCGTTAGTCCCAATTTCTTGTTGTGCTAATGTTAGTAAATACGTCCTTTGTTCCTCTGCTGGTAAATCAACAAACTCTTTATTTGCCTCAATAGCCTTATGCATATACTTACTGGTGTTAGCGTGTA